CAGAGAATGGATTGAGTCTTATAATTAATGGCAAAAGACAACCAAGGTTTGAGCTTCTTGAATCTATTTCAAGGGAGTTAAATGTTCCAATATGGCAGTTATTTTCCGGGAGTGGGAATTCTTTTAATGGCTTTGTAGAGTACAAAGGAACAGTTCACAAAATTCAATCGAGAGAAGATCTTATAAGGTTGCTAGATATTAGTAAGACTTAAAATGAGAAATCAAGATGATTCCTTCTCCTGAAGATTGGAGTTCAATTTTTTTATCTGTTATAACTGATTTAAGTTCTATAATATTACCCAAACTGCTTTTACAAATACTTCCCACAATTCCTTTTTTCTTGTCTACACTTTTAAATGACAAAAAGGAAAATGTCGTCTCCAGTTCAATTGTGTCTTTTGTAATTTTCTTAAGCTCTTTTGTGTTCATCGTGGTGGACTTATAAAAGAAGGACTGGTCACTGTCCACCACATACAAAGTAAGCAGTAGGGGAACTTACATCCCCATGCCAGCCCTAAAGCTTTTGCTGCTTACTTGTAATAATTATGTGATGGACATGGCAAAATTACGAATTTCCGACAATTTACAAAGTGTCGTAATTGACTAATAAAAACGGCAATAGTATTCCTTTTAAATACTGAATTTTCGTGTCATAAATAATCTTTAACACGATATCACATGAAAGAAAAAATTTTAGCACTACTGTTAGCCAAATTTGCAGGCGTGCGAAAAGACGGTCTGGCACAGTTAGCCGCTTCTTTAGGACTGACTGTTACAACCGAAGAAGAAGCAAATACAATCGTAGGTAAACTTACCGCCGAAAATGTAAATGCATTCGTGACTGATTGGAGAAAGGAAGTAGATGCGGAAACTTCAAAGGCAACAAAGACTTATGAAGAGGGTTTAAAAAAGAAATTTGATTTTGTCGAAAAAAAAGCACCCGATCCAACACCAACTCCTCCTGATCCAAACGAACCTGAATGGTTTAAGGCATACCGTCAAAAGCAGGAAACAACACAGATTGAGCTGCAAAAAAAGATCGACCAATTCGAGAATGCCAAAAAATATGAACAGATAGCAAGTATTGCTAAAACTAGACTCAAAGAAAAAGGTATTCCTGAAAGTTTTGTTGGGGTAATTAATATCGAATCAGAAGAAAAGGTTGATGAATTCGTAGCAGTACAAGAAGCTCGCTTTACTGCTTTCAAACAGGAGCAGATAAACACAGGAAACTGGGTTGATAAACCGACACCGGGTATTTCAGGTGGTGGAGAAAAATCAGTTGAAGATTATGTGAAAATCATGGATGGTGGTACAGCTGCAAAAGTTGGTACCGTTGACCTTGGTGTTTAAATCAGTATGTAAAATTTAAAGTTTAAATGATGTACATTAAGAAAGAAACCGAATACCAGAATACACCTGCAATAGTAGATGTGGTTCAAGCCGCACCTGCAGGGCTGGTCATCGCTAAGGAAGATTTCGATTCATCGGTTTTCGATGAATTGATAGCAGGTGCGATAGTCGGTGTTGATGCCACAGGGCTGGGTCGTCTTTTTAAGACTGCCAAAATTGTAGCCGGAGGGTCAGCATCAGCTCCCAGGATAGCAACAGGACATCCGTTTAAGGTCGGTGATTTTATTACCGACGGCATTGTGGCCCTTGAAATATCCGCAATAACAGTAGGAACTATCTACGATACACTAACATTCACCAGCGGGGAATTAGTGACATCAGCAACAGGAACAGTATTGTATCAGGCAACAGCCGCCAACCTGACTAACCAGGGAAAAGTTGCAACAGCAACCGTCCAGGATACAGCTGGTGACTACCTGACAATTACCGTACCCGTAGCTTCTGGTCCTGCAAAATTCAACCAATTACAGTTGAAGATTTCACAGGCAGCAGATGACGTTCTTGCAGTTTCATTTTCAGGTGGAATCCTGGAATTAAAACTTGCTAAGACAACAGCAGCTAACAACAACCTTGCAGCTGTTCAGGCTATCATACGTGCGCTTGGCACAGTTGACGGTTTCAATCTTTCAGCAGTAGAAGCTACTGGTGTAGATTGGGATGGAAAGCAAACAGGTGCAACACTAACCACAGCTACATGTTTGTTCACTGGAGGTGTTGATTCCGATTCTGCAGCTATCATAGCTCCAAAATATGCGCCTAAGGGTATTACCCTTAACACTATTGATCTGACACTTGATAACCAGTCAAGCGGTATCATGTTGCGTGGAACAGTTAACGAAGCTGTTATGCAGTTACCAGTTAACGATTACGTAAAAGGGCTTTTGCCTCACATTATTTTTGATAACGAAGCTTAATAAGTAAGATTATGGAAAGGTCGTTAATTAAAGAAGTAAACAAAAAGAGCATGGCTGCACGGTTAAATACCAGTGCAGTTTTGCCAATGGTTTTCCCTAATTTCTTCAGGATTAAGCAACGTGACAACCTGATGTGGGAAACCTTACAGGGTGAAAAGGGTGTGCCAGTTATGGCCGATGTTATCAGCTTTGACAGCAAAGCACCGTCAAAAACCCGTGAAATAGTCAACAAAATGTCCGGGAGTATTCCAAAGATCGCCATTGAGAGATCAATGAATGAAAGCGATTATAATACTTACATCAACCTGAGCAAATATGTCCAGGGCGATGCAGGTTTAAAGTCTCTTCTGGATCTGGCATTTCAAGATTTCGATTTCTGCTATAACGGTGTTCGTGGCCGTATGGAGTATCTTGCATTGCAGGCCGCTTCAAAAGCCACTATCAGTTTGAGTAAAACTAACAATGGTGCTGGTTTAATTACCGAAGCCGCAATTGATTTCGGTGTACCAGTAGCAAATAAAACAGCCGTTACAACGGTATGGTCATCCGGTTCAACAGCTACACCGCTTTCAGATATTGAAGCAAAAATCGAAGCTATATACAACGCTTCTGGTCGTGTGATCAGATACGTAATTATGGACCAGTCAGATTTTGCTAATCTGAAAAAGGCAACCGACACCATTAACAAGGTGAAGGCTTATATCAATTCAAAAGACAATTACATTGTAACTAAGGAAACAATCAACGCTTACATGTTGGCCAATTTAGGTGCAACAATCGTAACCGTTCGTGCCTCTGTTCGTAATGAAAGTGCAGGCCACGCCCGTACATCATTGAATCCATGGAATACTGGATATGTACTGTTCTCAGAATCAATGATCATTGGAGACATACAGCACGGTCCTATTGCCGTAGAAAGCAATGCAGAGGCCCAGAAGATTGCTACAATGACTAAGCAGGACTTTGTCTTGATGTCGAAGTATTCAACTTTGAACCCATTTAAAGAATGGACCACAGGTGAAGCCAACGCATTCCCGGTATTGAATGACCCAACAGGGTTGTACTACCTGAAAGTTGACGGAACTGAATGGTCTTAATCTGAACCACTATGACAAACCTTGATGCATTGAAAGCTATTGTTGGTTTTCCTCTTGATGAAAATTCATACAAGTTGGCACTAATAAACCGATCAATGGTAGACTCTGATACTTACTCTGCTTTGAACTTGAAAAAGATAGAACTATCAAAAGCAGATTGTCTTTCCATGATCCTTTCAACACCAACGATTGTAGAGGGAGGAATGCAGTTATCTCATACAAATAAAGGGGAAGTAAGAAAGGAAATGGAAAGGCTTTACTCAAAGTGGGGTGAAAATCAGAATGTTTCAAGTGCAGTCATTAAAGATGCTACTAATCAATGGTAAAATGATTTCTCAATATCCACATATAATTTCAATTTCACTACCGAATGCCACCCCCCCGGTCTTAAAATCGGGGGAGTGGGTGTTTGGTACTGAACAGGGGGCAGTTTCCTATCCCTGCAGATGTGAACCAAACAGTAAAGGAAATACAATCCCGACTGCTTCCGGTGATCTTGTTGCATATAGCTATACTGTTTACCTGCCAACTTTGAATATTGATATACCATTCAATACGAAATGCACGCTTACAATTGGTACTTTAATAATCAATACCACTATTAAGTGGAGCATGAATTATCAACTCCATTCAGAAATAAGGGTATGATAAAACCACTTTTTAATACAGGCAACATCAACAAAGCCCTTAATGATAAAATTCAAAGGATCGAGACAGCAATACTGGCGATCCTTGAAAGGAGGGGGGAACAATTCGTACAATGGTGCCGGGATGAGAATACATACAAAGACAGGACAGGCAATTTACGAAGCTCATTAGGATATTTCATTTTTAAGGGTAATAACCTTATAGGAGGAGATATTCAGGGCAATGGAGAAGGAAATGCAAAAGCAAAGGAGACTGCCGGAGAAATCGTAAAAAGACCTGATGTTTACTATCTGATTGGTGTTGCAGGGATGAATTACGCTGCTGCTGTTGAAGCTAAAGGCTTTAACGTAATATCTAATCAATCCCTTATGATAATCTCACTCTTAGAGGGTGATCTTATAAAATTAAAAAATAAGTTATTATGAAAATCTTCATTAAAATAATGCTTTCACTGGCATTTCTCTTTATGATGCCGGTTTTGATTTTTGCGCAGGATGGTAATGCAATTACCGGGGACTTCCAGAGCTACTTTGTATCAATTGCTGCCTTGGCTTCCTTGGTGGTTATTGTATCGAGTTGGCTTAATAATATCCTTAAGTTTACAGGCTTTTATAAGCAGTTGACAAGCTGGGTTGTTGCTATCATACTTTCTTTCGTTGGATGGGCTTTACAAATCGGGAT